GGAATGTGATCGACTTCGAGGTTTGATTCGGGGAACGGTTGGCTGCAGTGGTTACACAGGAATGAATCTCGTGAGAGTATTCGCATCCGGCGTTTACTGCGTCCTTTACGCTTCGAGAGGAAGGCTTCACCCGCCACTCGTTCACGGTCTCGGTTTGGGTCTGGGATTCGGACGGTTGGGATTTTCATTGAGCACCTTCAGGAAAGCATCCTTGATGTAAGGGTTACAGTGGAGATGAGGAACTGACCGACCACGTGCCGGTCGATGTGTTTCTGAGTCAGTAGTCAGTATGCCGAGAGATTCCAAATCGTCAATACGACGACTGATGGTCTCCAGCGGAATATTGCAAAGTGCGGCGATCGACTGACGGTTCAATCCCTTACTCTTTGCGATGGTACTGATGATGTTGAACTGTCTGCCGTAACTGGTGTCCTTACCGACTTTGATCAGCAGTGAGCGAATGCGAGGTGTGATCCTTGTTTCGCCCAGAACGTAACAGAGGCACAGTGCCAGACGAGACAACTGCTTTACGACTCGTGTACTACCTTCCGGGGAAGCGTCGTACAGGAGTTCTGAAGGTGAACCATGTTCCCTGACTCGGGGTGCCTGAGCACGACTGCAGGCGATTACGTCACCGATAGCCTGAATCAGAGACTTGTCGGACTGTGTGTATCCGGGACGCAGGATCTCTTCGTTCCTGATTCGAGTGTGCAGATGACTCAACAGTCCTGCAGTGTAGGCACGCTGCTTAGGGAAACTGCGGGAGTCTCCTGCTTCGTTACCTTCCAGATTGGTACGGGCAGCAGACTGAAAGATCGAGTCGATAGCACGACTGTTACGGTCTACTTCCACGTCTCGGGAGGTGTCGAGTCGGCAATGAAGGAATCGCTCGCCGAGTGCAGACATGTTCAGCGAGTAAATTCGTTCCGTGATACCAATGACCATACCGAATGAGATGTTACTGAATGAAGCTGAGACACCGTTGCGGTACTCAGCATTCAGTGAACCGTCAAAGATGTCTCGCAGTTCCCCGTAGACGTTTGCCAGTTGCTGTTGTGATGACTCCAGAAGAAGTGTGCCGTCTTTGATAACGACACACTTCCCCTGAAGCATGGGGATCAGGTGAGTACCCTGACGTGACCCAGACACAAGCCCGGTGAACTTACTCAGACTTCGAGTGTGGATCTCGTCTGAAGCAATCAGTTCGCAGATGGTAGACTTCCCGCTCGATGGAGCACCGACAAGGTAAATCCACAACGGATCACCTTCCAGAGCCACAGCGAGATGAGTTGCCATACAGATTGCAAGACAGTCCTCAAGTGACTGAGTAACAGACATATCCTGTCTGTAAATCTCGATCAGTTTATGGAAGGATGTACAAGCCTGCGGCTGAATGCTTACAACCTCGCTCAGATCAATTTCTGAGAGAGAAACTCTAATCAGGTCAACGAACTGTGTCGGGGTAGTCATTTGATTCCCAGTTGTTTGTGTACGCGAGCGGATACTTTCCAATTTTTTTCCAAAGCATAAGTCAAACAGATGTCTACAGCGTTTTTCTGCTCCGACATCGGCTGAATGTAGAAATGCTCTGTTCTGTTTTGTGTTCTACAGAATTCAGCAAATTCAATGTCGGCGTAAGTCCCTACGACTACCTTTATTTCGGTAGCCATTTTTACACATTTGTAATCGAAATTTCTGTTGAAAGACTTAGGGCTTACTGTGAGCCAGTAATTTCCGTTGTATTTAGGTGGGGGAAAATAACCAGAAGTTTCAATCTGAACAAAGCCAATCTTTTGATTCAAGTATTTCATCAACGGAACAAGATCAAATTGACAAGGTTCTCCGCCTGTGATAACAGCGTGCCGTACATGGGCGTATGTACTGCACATTCTATCTATTCGTTCCGTGATGTCTGTTGCTTCTGCAGAAGGCCAAGAGTTTTTTGTATCGCACCAAGAACAACCTACACTGCAACCTTGAAGTCGAATAAAAATTGCCGGAGTTCCTGCCCAGTAGCCTTCTCCTTGAATAGACGCAAACATTTCATGTACAGAATATGTCAGCATTTTCTTTCTCCAGATTTGTACGGGACCATACAGCCGCCGATTGATACGCTTCTATCCGTCTTGCTATTCTTTCAGATCCCTGCCAACGCTCAAGGTTTGGGTACACTCCTTTCTTGAGACAGATGTGATTATTGACTGCTGCATTACATGAGTCTGCAGAATGCAACGGTAGTCTTGTGAATACGTTTGGATTCAACATTCTCAGTCCGTGTAACTTACAAGGGGGGACTCCGTTTTTACAGATTGTGTCCATCAGATCAGCTATGTACGGCCACCAAGCATCACTACCAACAGAAGGCCATTTCGAAGTGCTACCTAAACAAACCAACGGAAACTCAGAAGCCAGTCTGTTAAACCGGGCTACCGATTCACCAAGATGGTACACGGGAACTCCGCCTTTTATTTTCTTCCAACGCTTTATTGCTTCGTCGTTTTCGTTCTCCGTTCCGTCAATTACGTCAGGGATGATGAAGAAATCGAATGCTGGATGATCTCGAATCGACTGTATCCACCGCAGGTACTCCTTCTCATTCACTTTCCCTTCCCCACGTCTCCATACTGAAAATGCTCCATTATCAAGACAGAAACTTTCGCAGCACGACATCACTTCAGGTAAATGTCCCGGTGCTGCAAAACTAACCAAAGCGTGCCTGCCTTGTAAAAACAACATTGCGTCTCTGTTTGACCCGCCAATTGGAGTTCCGTGATACTTTATCATTTCAGGTTCTCATTGTGTTCCAGAGGTCGCGGATATCGAACTTGTCAGGAATTGTTTCTGAAGAAGGAATAGATACCTTAGTCCAGTCGAGGTAAGACAGCGACTCGACTGAGATACCAGAACCCTTCAGACGACGGGCGACTGACTGGACTCCTGATTGTCCCGCTTCATCGTTGTCGAACAGCAGCACGACTTTCTTTCCGTCCAGCAGGTGCAGGTACGACTGGCTGAAACTGCTACCGCAAGTTCCCAGCAGATCAATACCTGTAGACTTCAGAACCTGACGCAAGATCAGATAGTCGGCGTGCCCTTCTGCCACCCAGATTTCTGAAGAAGAAGATAGTTGACTCAATCCGAGGATGCTGCAGTTCCACGGCTTTGGACTGCTGTAAGCAATGTTGTTCTGCGGATTGTACTTGTGTAGAGCAATCAGCTTGCTGTCAGCGTTGTAGACCGGGAACCAGTAGTATCCTGAATCAAATCGTACTCCTTCGCTCCTGAGTGTTTGGAATACGACACCCTTCTTTCTGTTCAGAAATTCACGAGCGGCTGGCGGTGAGAGTTCCGGCAGATCGTCGTAGAACTTACGCATCAAAGTCAAAGCGTTGCCTGACTCTTTACACTTCCAGCACTGGTAGACGTTGCCTTCTGTCTTGCGGACAGACATCTTCTCAGAGGCACACCAAGGACAAGTGATGTTCCAATCGTCGCCGTTGTCCTTGTATGGCATTTCAAGGTGGTCAAACAGTTTCATTTCCGTGGTCATTACCGTCTCCAGCTTTGTGAGTTTGGACCGCCCTGACTTGTCGGTTGCGTGTGAACTGCAGGCTTTGTTTTCCTGACAGTCAGCCACGCAATGAATTCTGATAAAAGAAGTAGAAACACAATCAGAAGCAGTGAAGAGCCTAATCCGACTGTGAAACCGAATGTGAACTCTCGATGCTTAGTAATGATTTCAGTTATCATAGCCTCTTGCAAAGCCCCCGTCAGGTTTTGTTGGTTGAGTGGTGACGCCGATCATCTTGTTGATTGTAGGAAAGAAGTTGTCGTCTGTTGCAACAATAGGTGAACTGTTAAACAAAGTCATCAAACTGCAAAAGAACGGCTTTCCTTCAGCACAAAACAACAGTTCTGCGATACCAATAGCAATCATACGGATTTCACGCTGAGCATTGCTGACAGCACGAAGATTGTAGAAGTGCATGAATGACCGCATGTTGAACTGCACAACAGATTCAATCTGTGTGGTGTACGGCAGGAAGTAACGAGCAATTTCTTTTGCTCGCTGTCGTCCTATCGTTGCTGTGAGTTCTTTGCAGGTTTGGTGGTACAGTGCTGCACAGGTTTCATGGTGTGCGTGTAATGCGTTCATCACTTCAGTAGGGCAGTCGTCAGGAATGAGGAATTGATCTTCCTTACGCTCCTTGTAACGTGCTGACTGACTGTTGATACTGACTCCGACTCGATGCTTCAACAACTGAATGTGTGTCGCTACGTCAACGACGATGCGAACACGGAACGAAGCCTGTTCGAATGGAGTATGGTGTCCGTTCTTGTACAGCCAAGCGATGAATTCAGGTACTCGATTCTTGCGTTCCTCGGTAAGTTCTGAAGAAGTGGATGTCCATGCTGCCAGTGCGATGGTGGTGTCGTTACCCTGAATGTCGAGTAGTTCAATTGTGTTCATGGTCTTTGTTCCTCTATATCATCTGATCTGAAAAAGCACACAAACATTCCAAAGATAAATCCCAGTAGTAACACAGCAAAACTTACCAAGGCATACAGCAACAGAAGTACGACCGCAGCTTCCAGCAAATAACTGATCAGAGCCACGAGAAACTGGAATACCGGGTAGAACATTTCGATCATTACTGTGGTCTCCTGATCTTGACTGACTTGTCCCATCGGGTGAAACACAATTCAGGATCGACCGGGGCTTTGACGCCATAGTCTGCTCCTGCTTTCTCCATCAGTTCTGTCAATGCCCAGACGTGCTTCTTGGGGAAGCGTGCTGGCATCTCGAATACTAACTCATCGTGGCACTGCAATGCAATCCTTCCCTGAGGAAATTCTGAAAGGAAATAATCATGGCAGTATTTCATGGCACGCTTGACGATGACGCCCTCTGTGCCCTGAACGATGTAGTTCACACCGGCGTGTGCCTTGAACTCAAAGCTGCCACTCCACTGCGAAAACGTCTGTTCCAAAGCCAGAGGGTAGTTTCCACGTGTTTTCACTATCCCTGTTTCTTGGATTTGATCTTTAGTCGCTTCAATGAAAGCGTGAGCATTCGGGAACAATTCGCAGACAGTATCCCAGAGACCGGGGATTCCTGCCGTTGTCTCGATCCTCTTAGGAGTAGCACCAAAGATGAACCCGAAGTTCACGTTCTTTGCGATACGACGTTGCCCCTTGCTGGGTGACTCACTGTCCGGCACGTTGAAGATTTTACGTGCAACGAAGTCGTGAGCGTCCCAGCCACGGTCAAACGCATCAATCATTTCCTGCTCTTCAGTGACTGCTGCAAAAATCCTCAACTGAAGCTGAGAGTAATCGCAGTCGAGCCACCAGTATCCGTCTGAAGGGCCAAAGCAGGATCGCATTGACGGACTGGCTTTGAGCCACTTCGCAATGTCAGGATGATCCTCTTCGTATGGATTGCTGGCTTTTGTCACCTGTTGCAGATTGGGTTTCTCTGCACTGAATCGAGTCGTCTTTGTGCCGCAGATCTTGAATGACGGGTTGATATGAGTCCCGACCATGCCTTCTCTGTAACCGACAAGGAACTGCAGTTTCTTTTGGTACTTCTTCAATGATAGATACTGACCAAGAAACTGAAATTCTTTGCTGTCAGGTTCTGCTTCATCGTGGAGACGTAAGAGAGTCGCAGCATCTACTGAGGCTTTACCCTTCTTTGTTTTTTTAACTACATCGACTCCCCATGTGTCGAAGAACAGCACTCGCAGCTTGTCGTCTGTAATTACTTCAAGACCGCTGAGCCGCTTGCAGTTTTCTGAAAGGATAGAGATGTAGTGTTCACAAGCGTCAATGGCTGCTGTCAGTTCCGCAGTACGCACACGGACACCGAGCGTCTCCATCTTCCAGACAACATGCTCGACCTGCTTGTTGACGCTCAGGAGCGTAGCTAGATCGTCACCGTGACGTTCCTGCAGTTCAGCGAGGAACATTGCAGCGAGATCCCACGTGTTCCTGCAGTCGTCCTTCAGGTAGTTCTCACAGACTCCACCGATGAGAGTATTCGGGAGTTTCGGTCGTAGTGCCTCTGGAACGAGTCGGTAAACTGCTGCTGGAAGCCAGTAGTCCATTCGAGTCCCGTCAAGGCTGGATGCACTGCTTCGCAGGGAAGAATGCTGGTCATTTCGCTCGTCTGCGATGATCCAGTCGGGGTGATGCTTGCGGGCGTAGGCACGGCACTTGTTGACGATGGTGCAGAGTTTCTTTTCACTTTCGTATCCTCGTTCAAGATACTTACGTGTCAGTTGGTCCAGCCCGAGAAAGTCACTGCTGTTGTGCAGGTGAGCAAGCATCAGCGTGTCGAGAATGTGAGTCCAGAATGACTCTTCGCTGGGTGCTTCCCACGGCAGGATACCTGCTTCACACAGGGCTTTCAAATCGAATCCGGCATTGTGCATCACGACCAGTTCTCGGTCGCTGCTAAGCATTGCATTCTCGATGCACGATACAATGGTTGGAGAGAAGTCTCGACGACGCTTACGTGTCAGCGGATCAATGCCAGCATGATCAGCGAGGTATCTCTTTGCGTTGTCTCCGTTGTAGATTCCGATTGCAAACGTCGTGCAACCGCTCATGAGGTGTAGACCAGTCGTTTCTGTATCGAGTCCCAGCATTTGAGTTCCTTCTGTTAAAAAGAGAGGACCACCTGCCTTGCGACAAGTGATCCTCCATCGGGGGTTGACTACAGGCTGAATTAGAACGGTACGAGGTTCAGGTCCGTGTACTTCACACGAACACGCTTCCCGTCCAGTTCCAGCACGACTGTCCTTGCCGTGTCGTCAGCGTCCACCACAGTGTACGTGAGTTCTTTCTTGGTCTTTGGATTGGTCCAACCGACTTCGTAACCAACCCAAGCTGAAGGTTCGTAGTCCTCGTGCTGAGTCGGTGCATTCGTCGGAACTGCATCTTCGACTTCCTCGACTGCATCTTCAGATTCCGGCGTGTCGAGATCTTCCACTTCACTTTCTTCGTTCTCGACTTCAGCAGTCTCGTTATTGTACTCCGACTCTTCCTCGGTCCATTCGCCCTGAGTCTTGTAGGCACTGCGAATGTTGAAGTACATACGCCCATTGCCGGACTTACCGGGCACTGCGGAGATGATGAACATGCTGTTCTTCTTCGCCAGCAAGTCCTTCTCGATGTCGCTGATTTCGCGATCGGAAGTCGTGAGACCCATTCGCTGAATGTCCATCATCAGGCGGTCAAGACCCTGCTCAGCCGTTGCACGCTCAGAGTCTGACAGACTGTGAATAATGCTGCACTGTGAGCCGTTGTGTTCTTCCTGCCCGTCGATTGAGCCGTCCACAACAAACCGCAGAATTGCGTAGGTCGCACCGTCCTTCACGATCATTCGCAGCGTGTCAAACTTGCAGACCACGTCTCCGGCGGGACCGGTATAATCGCGGTTGCCGACAGCGTTGGTTGCAGCTTTGGCGTGCTTCTTGAGACGCTGATTCTTCTTGATCACATCGGACAGAGAAACGTTGGTATTGTCAGCCATAGTTCACCTTCAAACTTTCTGAGAAAAGAAATCACATGCCCAACACAGAACACAGGTTTTTGTACGTCTCTGCAGCGTTTTCACCGCAGTCAATTTCACTCTCGCCAGTTGGTGTTACCCACGACTTAGCGATGTAGTATGTGGACGGAGAGATACCGATAAATCGACGGTCGCCCAGCGTTTTCTTCTTCTTCGTCTTTTCGTCGATAGTCACGTTGACCATCTGACCCATGAAGTAGACGCCGTGCAACTTCTTCTTCGTGAACGACCAGATGCGACTGAACAACTGAGGTTCGTACTGCTGGAAGTCAGGACCGACTGGATTGTCAACCTGTCGGTATACGCTGTGAGCCAGCAGGATGACGTTGTAACCCTTGCGGACAATCTTCAGGCAGAGACTCAGGAACTGAGCATCCCAATATGCTTCAGCAGCCTTGATGTAGCCGCCGTAGAATGAGAGGTAGCCGTCCTTCGCTTTGCTCGACATGTCACCCTTGTACAGCTTGCTGGCACAATGCTGGAAGCACAGTTCCTGCAGTCCTGACACAGAGTCGATGATCAACGTCTTACGACCGTGGTTCGCATTGAGGAAGCGATCCATTGTCTTAAGGCACTTGTCCCAGCCGGGGTGTCCGTCGCTGTCAGGAATCGAGTCCTGTTCGTAAACATCTTCCAGTGGAACGATTGTTGTCTCACGTGGAATCAGGCCACGCTCTTTGTAGATTGCTGCACCGTGTTCACCACTGGTTGTAATGAACATAGGCTTTTCGAACTGAGAAGCCAACGTTGTCTTACCCATACCGGCTTCTGAGTAGAACATCAGGAACCTGCCGAAGTGCTCTTCATCACCGACAAGATCGGCGAATGGATCAGTGCCGGACTTCACAACTTTTGCAGCCATTGCTGGCCGCTCGTTGCCGATCTGCACAGACGGCATACGACCTGATGGAACAGGTGCTTTCTTTGCTGGAGAACGTGGAGGTGGTTGTTTCGTGGTCATTTGATACTCCGTGGTCTGAGGCCGTGCTTACAGCCTGTTAAACGATACTGCCTAAACTTTTCTGCTGTACCCTCCATGAATGGATTGTAAAGCCCGTATGGTGTCATCCAGTGAACCTTGTTGACGACTCCTTTCTGAGAAGGAAGAGACATAAACTCGTACCAGTCGAGGAACGCTTCCAGCATCGGGTACAGACAACGATGTCGGAATCTGTCTACCATTCCTCGATCTGGTATGATCCAGTACCGGAAGAAGTGATAGTCACGATCACTTTCGATCGCTTCCGCAAGACGCCCGGCGAACTCGATGTCGGATTCTTTGGCCTTCTTTCTTGGGCCTCTGTATCCGAATCCATTAGGGCGGCGTATATGCTGGTACCAAATTTTGTCAGGCAAGCGGTCATGAGCAGCTTCGAAAAACAGCGTGTACAGATTGACCTGCAGATTGTACTGAATTTCCTGAACGATAGTCTGCTCATCCCATTCCCCTCGGCATTTGTTTTCCATCAGCATCGTGTCAGACTCGCCGTCAATGTAGCCGTGCATTTTAATGCTGCGGCCTGACGGAAGTTCCACGACAATCTGATGGTGCTTTTCGGAATCGTTGAACCCGTACTTCTCAATGTCCTTGCCGTACATTCTGATCCACGTATCGACCTGATGTCCCGCCAGCATAGCCCAGAATGCAATCTCACTGTACTCGCTGTGTTGAGTACACTGTTTCTTGAATTCGTTGTCGAGCAGTTTGACTGCTCCAGCACGCTGATGGGTTTTAATATACCCTTCGATACCAGCCTGAACCAGAGATCCGTAGTTCGTGTTCTTGTTCCACGTCTCCACAGCTTCGAGTTTGTGGAGATAGTAGACCTCGAATGCGACTCGATCAACGAGCCACATTTCCAGCCCGCTTACTGACAGCCCGTTTTTTAGCGGGTGCCACAGCGTTTGCAGTGATTGCAACTTTCCCTTCATTGATCAGCCTTGCGAAAATTGGAAGGTCTTTTAGATGCAGAATGACCATCGCATTCTGTCTGTCGTCGAACTCACCGATACAAAGAACCGCAGTTTTCTTTTCTGCGTCTGCCTTCTCCCGTTCTTCCTGCAACAGGTCTCGCAGCATCCTGTGATTGTTGCGAGTGTACTTGCACGATATGAACAGGTTTGGGTGTAATGAATCTGAGCGTGTCATCTTACTATTACCTCCACTCAGAGCATTTCTGGTAGAAGTAAAGATACCTGCGATGAACCGCTCAAACTGTTTCCACGGCTTGTCCGACATGTCCATTGTCCCTATTCAGTTCGCTCCTGAGTACCTTAAATGACTTTGGAGCGTCAATGTGAACTTGGACCCGCGACCTCTTGTCTTTGAGTCCAAAATGAATCGTGATTGTTCCCTCGGGGGTTGTGACTGTGATTGACTGAGAATCTCTTCGACTAAGACACAACATGGAAAGTTCCCTCTGTAATTTCTGAGAAAGAAAAGGCAGTGGCCAGCACGATGCCCACCATAACATCAAATACTGACCACTGCCCAGAATCATCAAGTGCGGGCTGGAACCGCTTTACGCTTTGCAGGAGCACGCTTCACTGCTGACTTCACCGGCTCTGGTTCTTCCGGAGTATCCAGATCTTCAACGACTGCTTGCACAGGTTCTTCGGTGAAGTCGTCCAGTTCTTCAGCAGGCTGTTCCTTCTGTGCCTTGCGTTCAGCAGCAGCGGCTTTCTTCGCTGCAGCAATCTCGAAGCAGGACGTGTGCCAGCCATCAAACAGGATCGGGAAGTCGCGGTAGTTCTCCTGCTCTTTCTTCGACAGCTTGATGTCAGTCACCTTCAGGCCAGTCTCGCCGTTCAGGCAAGCACGTACTGCCTTGACGAACGGGCCAACCCACTCAAGGTCTCGGTCCTTACTGCCCGGCTGTGCCATCAGGTTGTTCCAGTAGCCAGTCAAAGCATGAGCGACTGAACCTCTCTCATAACCGTTGCCAGTGGAAAGCTGAGACAGCAGCATCTCGACCTTGTCACAAGCATCACTGTCAATCATCAGACCGTTATCGGTGTCCTCGAAAACGCAAGCGGCGTAGAGAAGTGCAGCAGTGTACGGCAGGGACATCTTCAGTCCGCCGTGTCCGCCGTCACCGTCGTTTGCGTCCAGAACCATCGTGACGAACTGACAGAGGTTGTAATGCTTGTCCTTCAGGAAGTCGAGCATCTCGCTGATCTGGAACTTCGGAGCGTCACTGACGACTGCTCCACCTTCCATCAGCCATACAAGACGTGCTGCACCAGCCAGCGTCTTTGTCCACGTCTTACGACGGCTGGCCGTGTTGTTCCAGTCGGCACTGATCACGCCGTCAATCCACGGATCACGGAAGAGAACGTCGCCGTGAGTACGGGACTTGCCAGTGTCAATGGTGTCGGCAGTTTCGGGTTCAACACCGCGAACAATGACGACATCAATCTCGGTCTGTGCTTCCGGCCACTCTTCGCCCTTGTCCAATGCTTCGCAAGCAAGAATGAGAGCCTTAGGACGATGCTGTCCGTTGACCAGATGACCTTGATTGTCAAAGATCAGAGGTTCACCGTTGAGTCGCCACTTGCCACGCAACATCTCGTTGGCGTACAGCTTTGCAACGCCCATCGACATCGGGCGATTGCCCTTGTTGCATTCCTTCAGAACGTAGTCAGCAAACTCGCGGCCAATGCGAACTACCGTCGAGGTGACCGGGCTGTTGACCTTCTTTGTACGCTTCATCGCAACTTCAAACGACATGGGGGTGTTCCTTTTCCTAAACTGTTTTCGAATTGTTTTCAACAAACATGCGAGCACTCTAGCGTTGTTCTTCGACGTGTCAATCCAGAATCTTCAATTTGTTTCAGAATTTTTCGTGATCGAAGTTTCGCTTGATTCTTCGTGTCTGCAGAATATCACGCAATTCAGCAGCACGAGACTCCGCTTCTGGTGGTACGTCTCCTGAAATTGTCTGTGTCACTCGACCACACCAATTCTTTCCTGCTGGTCCAAGGTGTAGCACTTCGAATGGAGGGCGGACCTTGTTGCTGTCCGACCAGAGTTTCTGGAAGAAAGAATCAGGTCCGCCAGCATGACGCCAGTTGCACTCGTGCCAAGGCGGCTGAGGAAGGTGACGGTCTTTTGCATGGAAGATTTGAGTGTACCCAGCAAACTCAACTTCCTGATGGTGAAGCGGGTATGTTTTCCAGTAATGCTCATGGGGGATGTTGTCTGGAATGTCAATGCACATTCTTCGACGGGGAGTGTATAGCGAACCCGGACATACCTTAAATTTGTCGTTCTGCGGCACGTTGCTTTCGGGAGCGAGAAATTCCCAGTCGATGTTCTTAGGCCACAAGACATCTGCATCCATGATGCAAAGCCAACCTTCACGCCCGAAATGATCCAGCCCGAGTTCAAGTGCAGCAAACTTGTTGAAGGCTGCTCCGTTCGCGTAGAAGGCGTCGGTCTTGAAAACAGGCACTGAGTGCTTGTTGACGACATAGTTTGTTGCTCTGTCTTTGGTTGATGTGACAATCAGAATCTCTTTGAAGTGATGTTGGTTGTAAGGGAGTGTGACGTTCAACAGGTCTGCATAGTCAACACAGACAATAATAGCACGCAAGGGGGTGGACATGGTCATTTCTCCAAGTAGTCGATGACACGACGTTTTTCTGAAGGAACAGTAATGATTGGAAGAATCTCGTGCTTGGCTTTACCGTGCAAAGATTCATACATACCGGATACTTCGGTGATGTGCTCTCCTTGTGCAAGTCTATGCTGTGCTCGAAGCGGCACCAGACAGTTGTTACAGTGTTGTTCGACCTGATGCTTGAACGTTCGCATCGGTTCTTTCCACCAACCTTCATGAACGTTCCCATAACTAATTGGTATGCCAGTGTCAGGATAATCAGGATCGTCCTGAAACAGCACAGCCTGACCACCAGCGACTTCACAGAAGAACCCTCGAAGTTCTCCACGGAACTGACAGATCATTGCGGACCAATGCCTGTTGATGTCACAGTTTGTGATGAGGTTATATCGCTCTGTTTCATCAGGTACTGCTGCGGTAAGGTCGCCGTGAACAGCAGAGTGTCGGCTGTCTTTGTCAGCACCAAAAGGCATTGATTCTGGCCAGTCTCGTTTGAATTCATCGTAGGCTTTCCTGTTGAGGTGAACATTCAGATTGCTCATTCGAGGGTTAAAGGTTCTCCGCATCACAGAGCCTTCGCCCAACGGATTGTTGCACCAGATCCCACACTTCTCTTGCGGGAAGTAGGATCGAAGGATGCTGCAGATCCTGTTGAACTCGGGGTGCATCGCAGGGTTACCACCGAATATGCCGATCAGCCCGAAGTAGTCATGTACCGACTGACAGGCTAACTCGAAGTTCTGCGGTGTCATGTAATGACCCCTGCCAGCAAACTGACTGCCTTGTGTGCAGTTGCTACAGGCAAGGTCACAGGAGCGTGTGATGTTTATTTGCATCACACCTTCCATCCATTTCCCCGGTCTCCGTTGAGACGGGGAAACCATCGCGTCAACGTAGTGATCAATACTCATAGTTGTTCCTCAGTTCTTCGATTTTCTCTGCGAGAAGTTTTGTGACGTTCGGGTAACTGTAAAAGTGCGTTGCCGCTCGACTGACTGTGTGCATCAGATCTTCGTCGTATTCTTCCTCTGCTGTCAATACCACATCTCTCAGATCCTCAACTGAGATTGCAGGATTGACGCGAATCAAACAATGACTCGCTGCGGGCAGACTGAGTACAGGCAAAGACTCTTCCAAAGGTAGATCGGTAATTACTCGACAACCACAGCACACAGCTTCAATGATTTTTCTGAGAGAGTAACCGTACATGCTGGATGTGCAGATCGCTACCTTGTAACGGCTCAGCGTTTGCAGGAAGTCGGGCGTTGCTACGCCACGACGATGATATCCGGGATGTTGAAGCAGTGTGATAGGGAGTCTGCCTGAAGCGTTGCGAATCTTCTGTCGCAACGGATAAACGTTGCTGATCGCACCAGACATCAGCGTGCCACTGCGGATACTCGTGTATGCCGGTATCGCAGCAGCGTTGACTGTGTGGTATGTCCGGACAAGGTGCTTCTCACGAACGTAGGGAG